ATCCCAACATGGTTGCGGGAGCACCAGTCAACCATACCACCAAGAAGATCAACAACCTCATCGTGACGGTTGATGATCTGATTAACCATCCCTCGCTGCTCAAGCTGACCAACTTTCTCTTCATCGCTGACACTCCGGTGAGCCGAGAGTTCTACCAGTTGGTCAAGCAGGCCGCTGATGCCGAGGGCGCACAGATTGTCCTTCCTGTGATCCTCGATACCTTCGAGGAAGAAATTCACAGGCAACTCACGGAAATCTAAGGATTTTCAGCTAAATAGAGAGCGGTGAGTGCGCTCTCCAGTTTATTGACGTAGCCCTACTGGACTCTGTATTCTGGAGCATACAGTAGGGCTTTCCTACGACCCGCAGAACAGAACATAAGGGGTCGCATGACAACTAAGAAATGCAAGCTCGTCATTCACGACGAAGTCAACGCATCGTTCGAGAACCTGGATCCAACCACGCGACGCGAGTGTAACGCCAAGCTGAAGTTCTTCATCCATGCTGCTCGCCACATGCCCGCTTTCAAGCTGGGTCGTTGGGACGGTTGCGTCAGCTTCTTCGCCATCAATGGCAACACCTTCGTCAACTTGCTTGACAGGGTCCTGGAAATCATCATCAATGCTGGATACGAGATTGAGCTGGAAGACCACCGTGTCGCCCGCTCCTTTGAGTTCCCCTACGTTGACGAAGACTACATCGCCAACAACGCTCCCAATCCTGTGTGGCCCAAGGGTCATCCGGCGGAAGGTGATCCAATTGGTCTGCGTGGCTATCAGGTAGACATCATCCGCGCCTTCCTCGAGAACCCACAGAGCATCCAAGAGATTGCCACGGGTGCGGGTAAGACGCTGCTGACTGCCACGCTGAGCCACCTATGTGAAGCACACGGCCGGACGATCATCATCGTCCCCAACAAGAGCCTCGTGGATCAGACGGAAGCAGACTACAAGAACCTGGGCTTGGATGTGGGCGTCTACTATGGTGACCGCAAGGATTACAACAAGACCCACACCATCTGTACCTGGCAGAGCCTTGCCATCTTGGACAAGAACACCAAGAAGGCCACGCTGAAGCCAACCCAGCAGGATATCGATACCTTCACCAAGGATGTCGTAGCCATCATGGTCGACGAGACCCACATGGCCAAGGCAGACCAGCTGAAGAACTTGCTCTGTGGTCCCTTTGCCAACGTGCCCATCCGCTGGGGACTGACTGGCACGGTGCCCAAGGAAGAGCACGAGTTCACCAGCATCCTGGCTGGCCTGGGTCCAGTGGTCAACCGTCTTGCTGCCAGCGAGCTCATGGAGATGGGAATGCTGAGCAAGCTTCACATCGACATTCTCCAGCTCATGGACACCATGGAGTTTGACAGCTTCCACGAAGAGAACAATTTCCTGGTTACCGATGGCAACCACTTGGATTGGATCTCGGAGTTCACACAGAAGACAGCACTGACAGGCAACACCCTGGTGCTGGTCAACCGAGTGGAGACTGGCAAGCAGTTGGCCGAGAGGATGCCAGAAGTCCATCGGACGTGGTATCCGTAAGGCCAAGGACAAGGACTTTGTTCAGGTCTACGATATCGCATCCACCTGCAAGTTCAGTGCCAAGCACGTCACTGAACGCAAGAAGACTTACAAGGCCGCCAATTACCCTCACACGGTAAAGAAGGTGGATTACCTCAAGGATCTTTCCTAAATGCGTATCCTAACAACTGATAATACCACCTTTGAGATGAACAACATTCCGGATGAAGTGGATGATATCCGTTATTGTGTATTGGATTACTCCGACAACACGAACATTGATTACATCTTCATCCCACTGTTGTTTCTGGAATCCTTTAATAGCCCGGCGGTTGATCTGCGACTTGGCAAGTATAGGATTCAGATGCCCATGGATTGGAGCATCGTTATTGGCGATAAGAACTCGGGTGACCTCGAGATCATCTCTCTCAAGCAACTCAATGACCGTCCCTTTGATGCCTTCAGTATCAATCCAATCAATGGTTACATGCCACACTTCCACGACATCGAGATCATGAATGTGTTCCCAGACGTCAAGTGGTATTTCCCCAAGCTGAAGTATGGTCATATCCTGGCTGCTCCTCTCAATGATGAGAAGAGCCCACTCTGTGCTTTCTTTGTCAAAGACACCAACAAGATTCCAGAACATCTGGATATCACTCAGCTGGTCTAAATGGCAAAGATCCTTTTCTTCCCCGGTGTGGATATCAGTCCACCCAGTCGCAGCGAACTGGTCGATGAGGCCAGTGAGATGATCATGAAGGAAGTCTTGGGTGTGTTCGTCGAACAGGAGTTCGAGCCCGGACCCATCCAACACTGGCATAGGGAAATTAGGGATTACTTTTGGAGGCAGGAGATCAAGCTGGTTGAGCGTGATTTCCGCCACCAAGACGTCAAGCGGTGGAAGCACTATTGGCGGGATCAGGCTCTGCGATACATCGACAGCAAGCGGATCCGTTAAATTGACGCCAAAGGGGGCGAACAGTTAGGGTTGGGTATGAGCATCAAGCGCATTGCCCAACCCTATGTTGTCTTCTGGAAGCACGATGAGCGGCAGGAGGGAGTTCTGCGTGATTGGTGCTTGAACAATTTGGTAAATCCATATGTGGTGTTCGCCACTGAATCACCGAACAGCTTCTTGGTGGATCTGTCTGCCTTGGTCCATGAAAAGATGGGACCAACATCGGTGTTCATGTTCGATTGTCCACGAGACGCGATGCTATTCAAACTCACATGGGGAGGCTAGTAATGGCAAAGAAGCCGGCTGTCGCAAAGGCACCGAAGAAGCCCAGCCTGGACATCAAAGATGAGATGTACCACACTGGCAAGAAAGACTTTGATTGGTTGAGCCGTCAACCTGAAGAGATGCAGAAGACCTTTAGTCCCCTGATTGCCATGAAGTGGTTCAGCGTGGATTACAACGAGCCTGAGCATTATATCTGGATGGTCAATGAGTACCTGAACAAGGACTTCTGGGAGCTCAGCACCCGTCATCCTGATCTATGCTGGCGCATCATGTGTGCCATTGGACAGGGACGCAAGGATGGTGATCGCTCACATGGCTGGATCAACCTAGCCAACAAGCGCAACACCGTCAGCAAGGTGGATTCAGTGTTCCTAAAGATGCACCCACAGATCAACAACGAAGAGCTGACGCTGCTGAAGAGCAAGTACACCGTGGACTCGTTCAAGGAACTGCTCAGGGATATGGCTCTGGACGACAAAGAGATCAAGACTCTGGTCGATGAGTTCAAGAAGACCCATGGTTGAGGTGACAGAAAAGACCAAGCGGATCCCCAAGGCCAAGGTCGTTCCGCCGCCCTCTGACCCCACCTATCCTTGTGAGTTCTGTAAGAAAGAGTTCAGCAGGGAGAAGACCTTTATCAATCATATGTGTGAGAAGAAGCGCCGCTGGTTGTGGCGTGACGACAAGCATATCAGGATTGGTTTCATGGCATTCCAGAAGTTCTATGAAATGAGCATCCGGAGCAAGAAGCCCAAGACCTACGAAGACTTCATGGAGAGCCTCTACTACCTGGCTTTCACCAAGTTTGGTCGGTACATTGAGCATATCCATGCCATTGAGACTGCTGGTTTTGTGGAGTTTCTGATCAAGGGCAACGTCAAGCTCGATGACTGGACGCAGGAAGTCTGGTATGAGAGTTGGACGCGAGAGCTGGCCCGCAAGGAGAGTCCTGAGCGTGCCATTGAGCGCAACATTCTGCTCATGGAACAATGGGGCAGAGATACTGGTGAAAACTGGGTGGACTTCTTCCGCAAGGTATCAACAGTCCAGGCCACGGAATGGATCCGCAAAGGTCGTATCAGTCCATGGCTTCTGTTCAGTGGTGTGGGTCACGCACTATTTGACAGAATGAGCGACGAACAACTAACTCTGGTGAAAGAGTGGATCAATCCTCTATACTGGAATCCTAAGATTAAGGAACGCCAGAGTGAGGTGGATAACATTCGCATCATTCTAGAAGAAGCAGGCGTATGACCGAGAAAGATCTCAATGAAATCGAGATGATCAAGCAGATGGCCAGCATTGGTGCCATCTCCAAGAATGAGGTGCTCAGGCAGCTCAAGGTACCAGATTCAGTAATCCAGCAGGTCAGCACTGACATGGCGCGCCAGGAGCAAGAGCACCTTGAGGCCACTCAGAAGCTTCTTCAGCAGCGAGTCGCTGATGAGGAGTACAGGGTGGCGTACAACAAGGAGCGCATGGAAGCTCTGAAGACTCTGTTCCCTCGTGGCCATTCCCAGATCCGTGACATCGACAAGATGGTGGATATCGCGCGTGAAGATCAGTTGAATCCACTGTACGAGCAAGTCCTCAAGGACTTCGATGATGCCAAACTGATCATGGCCCGTGCCGCCAACAAGCTGGCACAGGCAGTCAAGCTCACTGACAGCGAAAAGCTGGAAGAGCTCAATAGGAAAGAGCAGGAGACACTTTACGGCAACTCTGGTATCATGGGAGCCAAGGGTGTCATGGGCAATTCCAGTATCAGTGGTATGAACTCTGCCAAGAGTCAGAACTGGTCCACCACTCTCAGTCAGGGTGTGACGATGGCTGCTGGTCCCATGGGGCCTACTGGTGCCGTGGGCATGACGGGACCCAAGGGCGACAAGGGCGATCCCGGTGTCGATGGCCAGAAGGGCGACAAGGGAGACCGTGGTCCTTGGTTTGGCGCTTGGCTCTGGGACCGCATTGTTCGCAGGTAAATATCTGATGAGCGATAATACCCTTTGGAATATGTACGGTGGTGGCTCGGCAACGCCCAAGCCATCCGCCCCTCCGCCCGACAAGTTCAAGCAGGCCAGCCGTGTGATTGGTGGCTTGAAGGCACAGAATGCCCACACCAAGACCGTGGAGATTGAGGGTGAGTATCACACCTTCCCCAAGGCTGAGTATGTGGCACAGATGGAGACTCAGCTTCGCGAGGCACGGAACACCATCCGCGAACTCACGAACAAGACTCAGCGCCTCGCGCGACAGCAAGCCAAGATGGTGGAAAAGATGCGCCAGATTGAACAAGAGCTTGCCAACAAAATTGACGCCCGGTAACCAGACTCTGTAGTCTGGTTACATGGTCAGCTACGATATCAACAGCATCGAGGACATGCTCCTCCAGAATATGGAGCAAGATGAACGGAACCCTTTGTGGTTCCGTTTCTATTACAAGCCTGATCATCCCAGGAGCGAGGAGCTCAGGGAATGGTTTGAACTCCATGATGTCCATTACAC